AAGATGGCATTCATCGCGGCCTCTGCCTTGCTGTTCAGAGAGTCGCCGTTAGCAGCCTCAACAGCGCGGTTCGCCTTCGTGAGGCTGGTCGTGTAGCAGTCCATCAGTTCCTGCTTATACGCCATACCATGCGTCATGAGCCAGATGGCCTGAGCGATGGTATAGTCCTTGTCGGCAACAGTAATATGCTTCTCAGCATTATACTTGTTGATAGCAGCCTTGATCGCTACCATGCGATTGATCAGGCTCATCGCAGACTGATAGTTGCCGCGCTCACTGGCGATCCAGTCCGCAACGGGCTTACCGTTCACGACGGTGGCAGAGTGTTCCTTAACCGCAACAGGAACGGACATCATGATTGCGTTGTCGATACGCTTGCTGAGAGTCTTGAGTTCGCACAGAGCTTCGTGGACAGTCATGCTTTCCTTAACCATTAATCAATGCACCTCCATGTGCTTGTCCTGATACTGAGTGCATACTTTGCACTTCATCCTGGTATTGAGTGCACATTTTGCACTTTTATGTGCATACTTTGCACCTTGGTACTCCATCCGCGACTCGAACGCGGGACACACGGCTTATAAGGCCGCCGCTCTGACCGACTGAGCTAATGGAGCATATTTTCTCCACCTTCAGCCCTATTTAAACATAGTGTTTTTGCGGGCTGACAGAGGCTCTCAGGCAGTAAGTGGAATAACTATCCACCTACCTCTGAAAACACGTTTAGAAGGTGGAGAATATAGATTAATTATTTAAATTGACACGACCTGATATGATACCATTCGTCAAGAAAATCATTGAGTTCCGGTATCGTCTTGTTGTACTTCTCTGCGAGGCATTTCTCGCAAGTAGGCGGATCTCGCATTGCTCTACTACATCTCTCATCCCACTTGTTCATTCTGCGCTTGCAGATACGACAGTACTTATCGGACCATTGTGCCATTTTGATTTCCCTCATGCCCATGTGATCACCACCTTATGCTATTGGAGGGTAGTTGTTGTCGAACATAAAGGCGATTATAAGAACAATGAGCAGAAGAATAAACTGAGTATGTATCTGCGGCAAATCAAAAACAACGCAGAGCAAAGCGCCGGCTATGAGAGCCAGCACTATCAGAATGCTTTTCAGAATTGCTCGCATGTGATCAAATGTGGCAATCCACAAAGTTCACATACGGATTCTCAGGAGAATTGATCCATTCTGACCACTTCTTGAAGTATGCTCTGCGCGATTCGGGCGTATCGTCCGATGTGCCAAACCATCCAACATCCCCCGCAGAATGCCACTCGCCATCAGGCGTAATGTACGCATACGGGAATTCTGTTTCCATGTATTCAAGATACTCGTTTAGCGTAGGATAGTCTTCAAGGAATCTGTTTGCGCTTTCATACTCTTCGTTTTCTCTGTCATTTGCGATCTTTTCCATCTCTTTGTAGCGTGTTGTGCTTTTCTTTTCATCGTACTCGCTGCTCTTATAGGAGAACTGGTTCTTTCTTGCGTTTCCGTTTTCGTCATATGCCTCGCCGGGCTTAAACTCAAACTCCCAGTCGCCACCATTAAGCGTGTACCAGTCCCACTTTGCGTTGGGGTTTTCGTTTACGCCCAGAACGCCGTTGTTGTACGTATAGCCCCGTGCGGTAACCCACTCTTCAAAGCTCACGTTCTTCAGCAAGCGCTCATCTTTGATATCGTCTCTGTATCTTTCAGCGAGATAGTTCTGATGCTTTCCGTCTATTGCCACAAAGCGATAGTAATCGCTATTCACTTCGCTGTATGGCGCAAGAAGTGCATCAAACTTACTCGGATCGTTGGAAAACACTGCGCATCTGTAGTGTGTCATGTGCTGCTTCCTTTCTCAATTCGCGAAATCTCGCGCTCAATATACCATTTTGCCTTCTGCAAGTCCTGCAGTTCGTTTTCTTTATGTCCTGCGCGAACAATATATTTGATCGCGTTGCCTCTGTTGAAGTTCAGCTCTTTGTCTTCAATGAAATCAATACACTCAATGCTGCCATACGTATAGTGTGAAGGATGCGACACGGCATCATTCTGGCGCACTGCTGTATCGTTCTTTATCTGTCCGTTCACAGACGGACGAGGCACAAAAGCCTCAATCATCAACATCATCTCCTACAATAATCGCAATTGCCAGCCCTGCCAGCAAGCCTACACAAATGCACAGAAAACATAATCCAAGTATTTTCAGAATCATAAGCATCTCACTTTCCAGTAGAGCCAAATCCACCAGTACGCACACCGAGATCAGAATCTGAATCATTTGTGGCAATGCCAAACGGAACCAGAATGCCCTGCATGAACCGATCGCCTGCATTGATGAACACATCGTCCGAAGCGCAAAGCTTTGCCTTGATATGCCCCTCATTGTCGGCGTTATAGTAATCGCTGTCAATTACTCCGATTGTGTTCGCGAGTCGAAGGCCGTACTTAAAACCGAGGCCAGAACGAGGAGCGAGTAAAAGAACAAAACCTGGTTCAATGCGAACTCTGATCCCTGTGCAGACGACTTCGTTAAATCGCTTAAATGAAGAATCATCAGAATACACATGGTATGCTGCAGGAGAAAAGAAGTCATATCCTGCAGAACCTTCGGTTGAGCGAGAAGGCAGCTTAATGCTCTCCCACTCTCTTGTAAACTGTTCAACCATTTCCTTATAACGTGCATCTCCAAGCGTCTCCTCTCCAAGAATCATCCTGCTTGCAATGTATTCGTTGAGGGACACTTTCTCAAAAGTCGCAATCTGAATCATGCAGCACCTCACACCGGAACGCGGATCCAGAGACCGCACATGCAGTCTCCGGTCTCCGCATGATATTTGCATGGACACTTAGTGTCCGGGCTCTTATCCATTTGTGTCGGGCAGTAGCCATTGTTTGCCTTAATACGCTTCTTCAGCTCCTTGACATACTCAGTGTCAGGATTCTTAATGATGCGCATTTCATAGCCATAGAACTCATCAGTCGCCATCTGTGTCACCTGCCGCATTCAGAAGTTCCTTTGCAAGATTCTCGAAATCGGGCACACGCGCCATAAGGCGGTTATAGAGTTCCACAAACTCCTTTTCCTCTTTGGAAAGTCTGCGCTCACGATTCCTTGCTTCCTCTTCGCGGCGTTCCTTTGCCTTACGCTGACGCTCTGCTTCACGACGTTCCTTCGCAAGCTTCGCGTCCTTATCGTCAATAATCTTCTTAACTGCGGAAGTGGAGCCGAAGAGCTTCTTGCACACTGCGGCGCAGAAGCCGACATAACGCTCAAACGGCTCGTTCTCTCCGCACCGCACAACAGTAGAAGTGTCGTCCTCCCACACAATGGCGGTATGGCCGCTCTTCTCATTGAACTGAATGTGCTTGATGCCGGGCAGCGTCTTGGTGTTCTTCAGCTTGCTCTTCGGCTTGCTCTTTGGCTTGTTGTTCGGTTCGCACTTAACAACAGCATACGCGTCGCCTGGCCCAGCTGACATAGACGTAACGGTAATGAAATCGTCTGGCTCATAAGTGGGTTCTAACCAGCGACTCAACAGATTAGTAGGCATAATAAACCTCCTCACAGAATGTCATCAAGAGACTCAACGATCTTCTCGCACACGCCATTCTCAAGGCAGTACTTAGCATCGATCGTCCAGTCGTTATTCTTGCGGCGATTCAGCGTTGCCTGCGGAATCTTGGTATGCTCCAGGATGAAGTCCTTCATGCGCTTCAGTTCCTTGCGGTAACTGTCTGTCGCGTCCATGACCTTTACAGCATCGCCAGCAAGCTGTGCGCTGCCTTCATGAATGATTACCTTGGCATTAGGCATCATCAGCCTGTGATGTCCGGCAATGAAAATGATTGACGCAGCGGATGCCGCAACACCAACATTGATCGTAATCACAGGAGTCTTGGACAGCATGATAGTATCAACCAGAGACCACATATAGTCCAGATCGCCGCCATAGGACATGACATAGACCCGAATCGGAGTGCGATCCTCCACAGCCTTGTCCTTGTCCTCCATGTTCCAGCGGAAAATCAGTCGCTGAATTGTCAGAACGTCGGGGCAAACTTCTGTGTCAAGGTAAACCTTGCGCTCCTTCTCCAGCGTGTAATAAGAAATCAGATCAGGATTGGGAAGACGATTGTCACCAATGTTCAGTTCAACCACTTCGTTCTCAGCAAATTCGCTCATGCTTTTCTCCTTTGTAAGTCGTATTAAATATTTAGTAAATCTGCGAGTTTCGCAGTTTCACTACGGACAGATTCGTCGAGGTGCATGTATGCACAGAGACGGTTTCCTCTCAGCTTTTCGATTGCGGCCACGAGACCGTTGTCTCTCTCGAATGCTTTTGCATCGATCTGTCGCACATCGCCTTCGAGGATAAGAATGGAACCTTCGCCAACACGCCCAAGCAGTAGCTGAACGTGCTCACGAGTCAAATGCTCTGCCTCAGAGCAGAAGATAATAGAGTTCTTGATGTCGCGACCACGCAAAAAGCCGAGATGTTCAACCTCGACCTTGCCGCTCTGCATATATTGGTCGAGCATGAACTTGCCACCGATATGATCTGCAAGCGGCATCGCCCACACAGACATCTTGTCGTTGAATGTGCCTTTCAGAAAGCCAATCGGATTTGAGTCCTTGACTTCGATATTGTTTCTGATCCACATCAACTTATCAAAGCGTCCGTTCTGCAGCATGTTGAAAGAACATGCGCAAGACAGAAACGTTTTGCCCGAACCGAACGAACCGCTCATAATTTTCACGGTTGTCGTTTCGTCCATAAGCATATCAATCGCAAAAGCCTGCTCTGTGTTCTTCGGCTTCACTTTGCCGACAGCGGAACTCTCAATAGGCTTTTTGAATATAGGTTTGTGGCGGCCATCCTGCCACTTATAGCGGTCAACAGGCTTTCCGTCTTCTCCGAGAATCACAATGTACTGGTTTTCACACAGGTCATATGTGTTCTTTCCCAGATCGGAATAGAAGTCTGATAGCTGCTTGTCGTTATACAGGATGGTCTTATAGCCCTTGTACTCGTTCGGTATCTCAACCAATCGCGTCACTCTCCGTTGCGGTATCCGAAGACTCAGCTTCAGCGTTTCCGCCAACAGGCTTATAGTACCCATCGACATCATCGCGCTCAGCGTACTTCACACCCGCACCATAATCTCGCAGGATCAGCTGCAGTTCTTCCTGTTCGTCCATGAGAGCAGCCTCAGTGCTGCCCACATCAAGCATCATTCTGCCAATCTTGTTCAGTTTGATGTTGCTTGGACGCCTGTCGCCCTCTTCGGTATACGACTTGACGCAGAACTCCTTGCCGATCTTTGCGTTCCTGGCATAGAAAAAACGTTTGTTGTGGCCGCTCTTGGTATCAAAATCCGCACGATAGATATACATCTTCTTGGCCATAGTCACACTTCTTTCTCAATTATTTGGCGGCCGTATTCTGCAATCAGCAGCGCTTCGGCCATACCGTCAGAGGGCTTGCGACATCTTGCGGTAGGCAGAAGATTCGCATCGGGAAATACGCGCACACATTCTTCTATGGATTGCTGCTTGTCTGAGTGTAGCCCGAAGGCTTTCTTCCATCTTTGCGGTGGTATCAGTTGATACGGTATGCGCATTGCTTTCAAAACTCCCTCGATGTATCCGGCTGATTTTCCGAAATGAAACATCGATGTAACGCCCTGGCCCGGCATAGCGCCCACTTTTTCAATGAACGCACATGCCGGGCCGTTGATTACCTAAAGATCATCTACGAACTTATCGTCGCTCCACGGATGCGTTTCGTATTTATTGTCTGTCAGAAACGCATAGCCGCCTTTTTGCCCTGGGTCAATACCAATTATTGTCAATAGGCATCACTCCATCAGAACGGAAGCTTATTGTCGTCGTCGCCCTCAGAGTCGCCAAACAGAGCATCGAGAGACATCATGCCGCCGAGGCGGTCACCGTCCTCAAGCTTCTGAATGTCGCCCAGACCGGCGCCAACGCCCTTATTGCCGCTGTTTGCAAAGGCATAGAAGTTGATTGCCACACGGCCATACATGCCGCTGTAGACCTGATCGTCCGTTTCCAGCTGCCGCTTGTTGCGGTCAACGACACGAGGCTTATACTGGCTCTTGCAGTTAATGAAGTAACATCCGGCATACTCAGGATGATCGCTACGGTCAGTATCGCCATCACGCAGAGGATTGTGGAAGCTGCTGGAGTTCTTATTGGGCTTCTTGCCGCCAAACTTGTTGATGTTCTTGTCGATCGCATTGTCGATTGCGGTGTTCACAGCGTCCAGAGTCTCCGTGTCGCTCTTCGGAATCAGAACACACATGCTGTACATGGGCTCCTGGTTGCCCTCCTTGGAGGCATACTTCTCCAGAACATGAACGTAGTTGAAGCGACACTTGTTAGTTACGACCTGAGTACCATTTACCATTGCCATACAATTCATTCCTCCTATAGAATGAAGTAGTTTAGTATGGAGTGCATTGTTGCACTCCTTGTTATATTGAAAACATGTGTTTCCACATGCATTCACCATTTGTCTTTCTGGAACTTCCAGGTAATGTCTTCGAAATCGATGCCGTCATCGAAGCGTTTTGTCACGCAGATCATGTGCTGGTTAGTGGTTTTGCTGTCCAAACCGCCAAGCTCTGCGATATATGGGCCATACTTCACGTAGTCAAAAGAGAGGGCAAGCTTCAACGCTTCACCCTCTCCGCTGCCAATATAAACAGCAGCCTTAAAGTCGCACTCATGGATGATTTGTGCGCATCGCATGAGTGCGGCCCTGTCTCTGCCTTCGCCCATCAGGCAGACACAAGTAATGGCTCCGTCATAATCCATGATGAGCTTTCTGAGATCTCTTTCCAAATCATATCCGATTGGCTTTTGCAGCATCGGAGAGTGACAGCCTGCGCATTTATGCGGACAGTCCGCTACTAAAACCACGAGGGATACTTCATCCGGCACCTCCTGAAAGCTTACGGTATAGCCCTGATAGTACAGCACGTCAGTACCTCCTGAAAACACGACGCCCACAGGATGGACAGAACTTTGTTGCAGCAGAAGACTGCGTTCTGCAGAAAGGACACACGCAGTAGTCAGCATACACTTCCCAGCTCTGCTTTTCCATCAAGGTCTGGCTGTCGATCTCGTCTGCTTTCTTCTCAGCAAACTCAGTGATTGCGTCGATGATAGCCTGCGTAGGATGCGCTTCGAGCCAACGGAGACCGATGGACTCGAAATCAAAACACGGTTCGTGTGTATCATACACAAGCCGCGCCACGACGTAACAGCTTTCTGTCACTGTCTTCTTTTCTCTTGTCAGCATGTCGTATACTTCGAGCGGCTCATGTGTGTACCACTTCACAATGTCGTAGACGGGTGTAGTGCACTTCGGCTCAAAGCCGGGAACGTAGGACGGATCGCAAATCTGGAATCCATCAATTCGATCTGTGTAGTTCATGCTGTGCTCCTTTCGTTTTCTTTATCATTACGTTTCATTTCGACTGTTAGAATTTTGGGAGGGCGCATAATACCTGCGCTCATGCTCTTCTTTTCGTTCCTGTGACCACTTCGACACGCGGGTCAAGTAGCCGATGATTCTGGTAGCGTAATCCAGATTCTCAGAGCCGCACTTCGGGCACTTCTGCAGTCTGTGCTTGCTGATGTGACCGCACTCGTTGCAGATTGTGTTCGGAATGTTGAACGTAAAGTAGTTGCATCCTGTCTTGATGGCATAGTTCAGCAGCTTCTCGTACTGCGGCTTGGACAGATGCTCGTCCAGATTGCAATGCAATGCACTGCCGCCATCAAGCTTGCCAGTATACCGACTGCCATGCATACGGAACTTATCGATAGGATTACATGTTTCATCCTCCACCTTGTAGAAGTAGGAGTTGTAGCAATCACGCGGAACGGAGTAACCATCCTTCTTGTCCCACTTGGCGAATTTGACGCCCAGGTTTTCCGCAGGCACCATTTCCGTGTTGAACATGATGTCCTTGGTCTTCGCTGCCTTATTGGCTTCAAAGATTGGCTCCATGATTGCATTGACGTATGCTGCATACTCATCGTTGTCACTGATCTTAATGCCAAGATATTCAGCACCTTCAATGAGGCCGTTGATGCCGACTGTCAGATACTGCTTTTCCGGCGCAATAAAGCCAGCGTCGTAGATGGAAATCATGTGGTTGTCGCGCATATCAAGGACGATCTGGTTGAATGCAGTCAGATACTTGTGCAGCTTTTCAACCTGAACGCTGACAGCATCCGAGATATCGGACAGCAGCGTGCTCATGAGCGCAGGATCAGCTTCCAGACTCTGTGTCACTTGCTCCGTATTGTCAATCTCATGATTGCGCAGCACATTCTGTACAAGACGGTTGACATCCATTGTCATGACGCACTTAGAGCCGGTAGACACACCGCCAGCACCAAGAGAGTATGAGAACTGGTTGTCCTGGATGCCGTTGCGGAGTCTACAGCACGACGCCAACGAATCCACAGAGTCGCTTGTGTAAGTAAAGAAAGAATGGCCCTCTGCGTACATCTCTGCCGCAAAGTCAGCCCATTCCTTGTCGCAGAATTCTTTGCCATCATTAAGAAGGCTGAGTGTTTCTCCTTTATACCCTCGGTTTCCCGATATTTATGAGGGGAGTAGACTATCTCATAACCTCAGAGAGGTTCAAGGCGCTTCACCGCACGGAGTTTCACCGGGCGATTACTTCCATAAAGGAATAGTCGTTACACCTTTCAGAGCGAGATTATGCAATCTCACGCTGACTTGGCACGGTATTATCATAGGTAACTTATGATTTCTTTTACTCTTTTAGGGATATCGTCATCATATGCGATCTCGTAGAGAGGAATACGATTTCTCGCACAAAAATCACGTTTTTGTCTGTCTGTTGTGTTTCTTTGTTGTTTTCCATACTCTCCATCAACATAATGCTGAACGCCTTGACATTCTATCAGGCACAACAAGCCATTTTGTTCGTTAAATATAGCTATGTCAAATGGTAACGGATAGTTTTTATCAGACACTAAACTCGGAAACGTATATTGTTTTATATGTTCAATATTATTTTTGCATAGTTCTTCGGTTACTTGCTTTTCAAGCCTTGATTTCAAACATCCGCAACTTTTTATCCAACCATTCTTTAACTGAAATCTTTTAGCTTTAACCAATGCTCCGCAAGAACATACACACAACCAACATTCGTCTTCTTTACGTATAACAGTTAATTCTCCAAATTGTTTGCCGACAAGATCTTGACCACGTTCCTCAAGTTTCTTTTTCCTAAGACACCCACAACTTTTCGTAGCACCAGCAATCAAATTTCTTGATGCAACTATTGTTGTATTACCGCAGTCACATT